TCAGTGCTTTGCGTTTTTGCCGGTCAGGCTGGCGAACGCGCCAGTGATCATCAGGGTCATGCCGCTGAGGGCCAGACCGATGGCGGCCAGCCAGTTCACGCCGGTCTGCGGCAGGGCATGTGCGTCCTGCACAGCGGGCAGAGCGGGGTCAGCAGGCAGAACAGGGGCGTCCGGCTTTGCGTCCTGCACAGGCGGCAGCTCAGGGGTGCCGGGCAGTACGGGCGAGTCGGAATCCTTTTCCTCAATGATCTCGTCGCCGCCGTCGCCGCCGTCGTCGTCACCGTCGTCGGGGGTCGTTACGGTTTTGGTTTCCGTAATGGGGTCAAGCTCCTGACGCTCCACGTAGGAGTAGTGGTACTTCACCGAGGAGTTGGTTTTCACACCGGTCTTCTTGGAGGCTTTGGTCACTTTGGCATCCTTTGTGGTGGTGTAGTTGAACCCGAAAGCGCCGGTAAGCTTTTCAAACTCGCCATCCCACTCGGCCTTGGTGTCCTCCCAAGTCCGGTAGGTGGTGTATTCGGCAGTGCCTGCACCCGTGAAAGGCTTTTCGTAGTTGTGGTCTTCGCGGTGGTCCTGATCATACGAGCCAAACAGGCCGCTGCCGGTATCAGTATTTGTGGTCTCAGTGGGTACGGTCTTGGTGCCGGGTTTCACGTCCAACAGGCGGTTTGCCAGAGGTCTGGAAGTCTGTTCCACGGTCTTATACTTGGTGATATCGGCATAGTAGTCGTAGTAGTTCTTGCCATGTGCGGACGATTCGGTCTTGGTGACCTGTGTCAGGCCGCTGATGCGCAGGTCAAAGCCGCCAGCCCACGCACGCCCATATCCGGTATCGCCATACCCGGAGTTGACGCAGGTGTTGCTGTCTTTCGACATATAACCATACGCAGTCAGAGAGGACTCGTAGGTGTAGGCTTTATAAACTATAATCTCTCGGTCCCACTTGTCTTTTTTGCTCAGTGCCACAATGTTCGGCTTATAGTCTTTATCGTTCGGGTGATCTTTTACCCAATCAGCCAGAGCCTTGTTTGCATCGTTCCATGTGTCGTATTCTTTGCCGTCTTCCAGAGAATTGTAGGCGATGGTGCCGGTCAGGCGGTAGTAGGCACTTTCATGAGGGTAATTGTTGGAATCAGGAGCGATCCAAGAGCCTGTATCTTGGCGCTCATACTCGTAATGGCCCTTGGAACCGTCGCCGCCGTTCTGCTTGCCATCATCGTAAGAAATGGAGTCTTGGAACTTTGCCCGGTTGTCCTTTTTATCCTTATTGACAAGATCCTCAGCACTCATGTTCCACTCGAACTTGAACTTCTTGTTGCCCTCGTTCAGCAGGATCGCATCGGCGGTGGAGCCATCTTCCAGAAGCAGGTCGGAATCGGTAGCAAGGTCAAGGTGACCGATATAGTTCGGATTAGAACCCTTGGTAGAATGGCTGCCGTCCCAGTTATGCTTAACGCCTTCACCGGTATAGGATTTGCCCTCTTTATCAGCATCTTCTTTCTGCTTTTTGAGCATGGCAACGATCTCATCATCGCTCATATTTTTGTAGTTGATGGCAGTCTTGAAGTAGGTGATGATCATTTCGACTTTAGTGTGCTTATCGACGTGGTGGCCGTTCACTTCGATGTACTCACCCTCTTCGAGACCGGCCTGAAGCTCTGCGATTTTGTCTTCCAGTGCCTTCTTGGCATCCTGCTCATTGGAGTCAGAAACGGAAATTGTGAAACGGGAGTCCTCGACAGCTTCTTTTGTCTTGACGGTGATGGACTCAACGGTGGTGTTATAGGTGACGTTGTAGAGCGTATCACCAATTTTATAGCTGGCGGTGCCGTCCGGATTGACCTTGACATCCGTATAGCCCTTGCCTTCCAGAGCTGCCTTGATCTCATTAACGCCAACGCCGAGCTCCGAGGTGGTGACTGTGATCGTGACAGTACCATCATCGTTGCTGTAGACGTTACCCTCGCCAGCAACCTTTTTCAGGCCGCTATAGGTTTTGCCGCCCTCCTTGGTTTCGGTAAAGGTGAAGGTGCCATTATCTTCGGTTTTCTTCCGGAAGTTCCGCTCGATCTCGATATGAGTGGGCTCACTGGTGTCCGGAGAGGTAGCAGAAACTATCTTCTTTTCGGTCATCTTCCACGTAACCTTGGTAAAGTCGGCGTTGGAGATGTCTGTCAAAGTATCAGGAGCAGAACCCTTTTCATACGTAAACTCATAGGTCTTTCCGTCCTTGGTTTTGAAGCTCTTCAACGTGCCATCTTCGTTAAAGTCAGCCTTACCGTCAAGCTCAAAACCGCCCGGAACACTCCGGAAGTCAAAGTCCTTTCCAAAGGCGGTTTCCGTCTTGTCATCGTTCTGAATGAAGGTCTGGTCTTTATCGGTCCAGATCACGGTGGAACCGGTCACTTCGGCAGAACCGGTCTCGGTGTTCTTCTCGGCAGAAGAAGCGTCCGGGTCAACAGTGGAGGGGTCTTTGATCTTTTCAGAGCTGCTGACGGTGCCCTTTTCCGTATAGCTGAAGGTGTACGTTTTGTGGGTGGTGGAATCGGGATCCGTCCACTCAAACTTACCGTCTTTTGCCTTGCTCAGGTCGATGTCAGCCTTCGTCAGATTCTTGCCAGTCTCTTTGTTGATGGCTTGTGCCAGTGCATCCTTCAGAGCCTCGTCCTGTGCCGCCTTTTTGGCATCGGCCTTGGCCTGCTCCGGGGTCTTATTGCTGTTTTCCACCTTCTGGGTGTCGGACTCCTTGCCGTGGTGGTCGGTGATGGTGATATCCAATTTGAGCATGCTGCGCAGCAGAGTGTTCTGCTCGTTGGTCACGCGGCACTTTTCGCCCTTGTCGGTGATATAGCAAAGGTTGCCTTCGTTGTCCAGAGTGTATTTTTCACTGCCGGCGTGATCGTTCAGCAGGTCGCGAAGCTGGGTGTCATTAAGGCTGTCCAGCTTCGTGTCGGTCTCGTTCTTTGTGATGGTATAGGTCAGGTTGTTTTCCTTGTCCTCATAAATGAGGGTGCCGTCCCCTTTATCTTGGGCTTTACCCAGGATATCCGTCACATTAAAGGTGTGCTCCTTGCCCTTGTCGTCCTGCACAGTGATATTGGTGGAAGGATAGGGGTAATTCGTATCTTCCTTGGTGCCGAGATCCTCGGTTTTCTCGTGCTCCTGGCTTGCCATCGTGACGGTCAGGGTGGTGCTGGTGGTCTTGGTGGCCTTGCTGGAATCCACCTTGACGGTGGTGGTCTGCTTCTGGCCCTGAGAGTCGGTGTACTCTTTGGTCAGGGTGTAGGTGCCATCGCCGTTATCCTTGTAACCGGCTTCGATCAGCTTGGAAATGTCAAGCCCGGTCATCTCGCCTTCAATTTTGTCTTCTTTGGTCAGAGTAAATTCCTTTTTGCCGTCCTTTTCCACGGCGTCGGTCACAGTGTAATCACCGAACTTGGTCTTGGTCTCGGTATCCCAGCTCAGTACTCCGTCCAGCTCCTCCTTCAGGGTTTTCTTCACGTCCTCAGAAGAGTCTTCCTCCGTCTTGGCACTGGCCTCACCCTCGACCTTGGTGGTGGTTTCAAGCGCGGCATCGGTGGTGGTGGTAGTCGTGGTGGTGGTAGAACCGTCCGGGTTGGTGGTCGTGGTGGTCGTGGTGGTCGGTTCGCCCAGCACAAGCTTCGTGTCCTTGGTCTCCGTCTCGGTCTTTTCAGCTTCGCCAATGGGCTTTTTCTCGGTCTCGTTGTCGCCGTCCTTGGGGCCTTCCTGCTCATTGTTCAGGTCGCCCTCGGTCTGCTGACCGTCGCCGGAGGGCTGCTGGCCGTCCCCGGAGGGCTGCTGCGCGCCGGGCTCACTCTCTTTGGGCACATCGCGGTTCACAGGGCCGGTGCTCTCGGTGGTGGTGGAAGAATCGTCCTTGGTGACCTTGTCGTTGTCGTGGTTATAATCCACGCTGATATCCGGGTCGCCGATCACATCCACAGCGCCCTCGCTCTGCTGGTTGGTCACCGGATCGGACGACACACTGGCAGCAGCAACGGGTGCAGAAGCCGTGCTTTCCCCTTCTGATTGGGGCGCGCTGTCGGGTGCGTCATTCGAGACGGCGTTCACATCATCTGCCGCATTCGCGATCAGGGGCTGGGCCGCAACACATGCGGTCAGTGCCATAGACATTGCAGCAACTTTAAATTTTTTATTCGTCATGATCCCAGGTCTCCTTTCCTGTCGCCATGTGTATGATAGTCCGATAAATCGGACAGCGGTAACTGTTTCCCCCAACTACTTACATTATAGCATTTTCGGGAATTTTCGTCAAGAAAAACCATCCCGTACCGTTGAAATTCTGCGCTCTGCATAAATCAGCACCCCGCAGGTTTGGTACTAATTCCAAGGGCTTGTTGCACGTTTGGTGCGATTTGTTGCAGACGTGTGCGTTTATGTGACGTTTGTGTTGCAGATGCATGGAATTACCATAGAAATTCCTCCCTTTCGTTCCTGTCTGGATTATACATGATTTGGGCGCGAAAATCATCAAAACCTGCGTGAATCGCCCTCGAACCTGCGTGAATCGCTCAAACGGACAGCAAAAAAGCCCCGGGAAGGGCCGCTGCGCACCTCCCGGGGCTGCTGTAAAAGATGGCTAAAAAAGTAATACTTCCAATTTAAAAAGTATTACTTTTGCACCATTCGGGTGCCGGTTCACTCGCCTTTCTCCTTCAGGCGGGCGTATTCGGCGTCTGCCTGAATGGCAGCGGCGGTAAAGCTGTTGTTGTTCCACCAGCTCACCAGCGCGGCCACGGTGGTGATGCCGGCGGTGACCAGCTGCTCCACGGTCTGGCTCTCGATGGGCAGCACGGGCTTGCCGCAGGCGCTCAGCAGCTGATTGGTCAGGGCCAGCAGCAGGCAGGCGGTGCGGGCAATGGTTGCGGCGGAGATCTTATGGATGTTCATGTCAGTTCCTCACTTTCTCGTTGTGTTCAAGGTCTGCGATGCGGTGGTTGGCCACCTTCATCTGTTCTTCTAAGATGGGTACGCGGCGGGCAAAATTGTTATGCTCGCGCACCTCGCGGGTCAGTTCTTCCAGCTTGGTGTCGGTCACGGCCTGACTGCGGCTGTTGGCGATCAGCACACCGATCAGGGTCACGGCACCGGCGATCACGGCGGACAGGATGCTTTCCACTGGGCTCACCCCCTCAGCCTGTCCATCGGCTCTTGACGGGGCGCACGTCCACATGCACCCAGCCCGCTGCCCGGCCCGCCTTTACCGGGTAGCGGCCAATGCCGCCGGTGCCGGGCAGCAGAGTCTCCGCGTAGGCGGCAAGCTGCTCCACCGGAACACCGGCCACCCGGATGTCGGCGGCTCTGCCGTAGCAGTGCTGGCTGTAGGGGGCACCGCCCACGGCCCTGTTGTGGGCGGCGGTGCGGTAGCCGCTGGTAATGACCACCGGCGCACCGAAGTGATCCCGGATGCTCTGCAGCAGCTGTACCAGCGCACTGTCCACGAACAGCGGGTCGGAGCCGTCCCTGCAGGCAAATTCCCGCACCCGGAAGCTGCGGCTCAGCAGGGCATTGCCGTCCTTCCGGCGGGAATAGGCGTTAAGCATGGGCATCCCCCTGCAGCAGGGCTGCCACCGCGTCCCGCAGCCGGGCGGGGACATCGTCCGGCGTTTTGAGCCCCTTGCGGATCAGGGTCGCATAGATCTTTGCCATCAGGCATCACTCCTTTCGTACAGTTCACACAGGGCAAGCTGCAGGTCGGTCAGCTGCTGCATCAGGTCGGCCACCGTCTCCGGAAGCTTTTCCCGCTCCTGCTGCTTCTTGCGCGCTTCTTCCTGCGCAGCCAGCTCTTCGGCGGTGTAGCGGATATACCTTTTAATGGGCAGCTGCTCGGTCCACGCGGGCCTTGCCGGTACGCCCGGCACATCCACCACCCGCTGCACGTCCCTGCCGCCGCCGGGATATTCGGCCACTGTCTCGTAGTGGGCCACCTCGGCCACGGCCTCCTGCGCCGGGTGCTCCAGCGGCTGGGTGTCATCGGTCAGATACCCAAGCGTCAGGTCCGGGTTTTCCACGACCGCGCCGGTCTCGTCAATGATCTTCATGGTTCAAAACCTCCTTTCTCAGGCCACGCGGTGCCAGATGTGCACATAGTAGGCGGCGGGCTGCACGGTGCTGCTGCGGCCATAAATGGCGTTGGACTTGGACGCGTCAAAAGATATATTGCCATAATTTCCGCTAGACCCGTTCTCGAGTGACCTGCCTATGCCTTTGACAGAAAACGCACCGCTGCCAGATGGATAAGCATAAAAGCTGCCCATTACATCAGATAACGTGCCCGTGATGTTGGGCAGACCGGCTTTCACTGTGGTGCCGGCCGCGTGGGTGCTGGATGCACCCATCAGCACCCGCTCGGACGCGATCTCTTCCCAGCTGCCACCGAACAGTGCGGCGGGGCTGGTGGGGTCGGTGCTCTGGTAGATGCTGCCCACGGGATACGCGCCGGAGCTGGGGGCCGAGAGCAGCGTGTCGATATCTTCCTTTGTATAATAGGAAGATAGATCGGCACCGAGGGTGCGCAGGGCAGAGGCCTTCTCGTCCGCCGTCCATTCCCCGGCAGAGGCGGCAGCGGTCAGGGCCTTTTTCACGCCGTAGGGCAGCAGGGCGGGGGTCAGCGGCAGAACGGTGCTGTCCATGCTGTCCAACTGGCTGCGGTCAGCGGGGGCCGTGGTCAGAGTGCCGTCACTGCGCACGTTGATGCCGCAGGCCGGGTCCACCCGCACCGCTCCGGGGACCGATGCGGTGGGTACGGTGCTGCTGCGCAGATAGGGGGACAGGTCCGGCATGGCGGCGGTGTCGGTGAGCACCGCTCCGGTGTTGGGGTCTACGCTCAGCACCCGCAGCAGCTGGCCGGACACCGGCTGCGCAGGGCAGGGCAGTGCGCCCACCTCCTGCGCGGTGAGCTTTACGATGCCGCTTTTACCGTTCACGCTGACCACCTGCCCGTCCGTGGGCACAAGCTCTTCGGCACGGGCGGCAGCGGCCTCTGCACGGGCAGCGCACTGGGATGCGTTGGCGCTGTCGGTGCTGGTGCGTTGTGCGGCGGTCTGGGCCTGCGCTGCGTTGGCCGCGGTGGAAGCTGCACTGGCTGCGGCACGCTGTGCCGCTGTGGAGGCGCTGCTGGAGCTTTCCAGCACGCGGGCCACGAACTGCTCGTACAGCGAGGGCGGCAGCTCCTCTGCGTCATCATCGATGGGCAGAATGGCGTAGCAGTCATAGCTGCCGGGCCGGGTGTAGGCGGTGTAGCCGTTTTCACCCATGGCGGCCAGCATCCACTGCCCGCCGGTGCTGCCGGTCAGGCGGCGGTCCACCGTGACGCGGTGCTGGGTGTCCAGCGCCACCGGCGCCAGCAGGGTGCCGTCGCTGCGGCGCAGATACAGCGCAAGGGAGCACCCGGCCCATGCATCCGGCAGCTGGAACAGCAGCTCGTCCACCCCGGCAGCGTTCTGCGCACCGAGATGCAGCCGGTGCGGCTGGGCAAGGAACTCGGTGCCGCCGCACTGCTTTTGAATGATCTGGATCTTCAC